ACACTATATTGCCTGCAGAATTTACACTAGCTGTCACGTGAGGTACATTTGCCGCGCTTACGGCTGCAACAAAATCACTCACTGTGCCTGTTCCACCAATTGTTACAGTTGCAACGTTTAGCGGATTAGGATTTGTCTGAGTTGTTGCCGACAACAAAAAGCTGTTACCAACAGTGAATGCTGCCCCGGTAGGAACTGTTGTTCCTGTGTACAGAGCTTGACCCAATGCTGTGCGCTCAAGAATCAAAAAGTTAAAAGAACTGTTTGGCTCAGTCAAATATTGCTGAGCATCATACTGAACGTAGGTTGTGCCAACTGGAATATTTTTGCCGCCAACCGATGGGTCAAGGGTGCCAAATGCTGATATATCATTTGCAAAAGCAGGAACCGATTGTGCTACCCAAACACCAAGTGCAGAGCTGTATTTTTTAAACGACAAGCTAAGGCCGTTGTTGGCAGCGCTAACGTTGTTCCATACGCTGCCTGTAGGGCGAGGTACAGTATCAGTGCTTCTCCAACGTGGACTTTGGTAACTGTAACCGGGGAAATATACCGGAGCATAGTATTCATTAGAGGTAATGCCCAGCGCTGCTAACAGTGCTGTGCCTGAGTTTGGTCCTGGTTCAATCGACACCACACCATTAGTGGCAGTGGATCCATCATTGGTAGCATTAGCGTCAGCATAAATTGCCAACTTGCCCGACACTGCTGAAGCAGTTACTCCGGGGATGCTAGCCGAGTTGATCACTGCTGCAAATCCTGCAACTGTGTTGGTTACGCCAACAGTAACCAAGTTGCCGTTGATAAACATGTTGTTGCCAACAGTCAGGCTGCTAGGGCTGTTGGTACCTGTCAGGGTAGGCCAAGCAGTTTGCCAGGCTTCTGATCCAACTTGCACCCAAACGTTAGAAGTGGTTTTGTAATAGCCAATGATAACATTGCCAATAGACACTACTGCATAATTGCCAATCATACCAACTGTGTTCAAAGGGGTATAATCGCCGTTCAGTGCATCCTCAACATCAGCAGCGCTGGTGATCAAGATGGGCGTTTGAGTTGTAAATGCGTTGGTAGTTTGATTCCATTCAAAAATACCCCAGCTAGAATTAACAGTGTCTAACCAATATGTTCCATCGGCTGCAGACCCAACCGGGCGTGTTAAACTTGCTGTAAGTTCAGTCAAATCAATATCCACACGTTGAACGTATGCACGGTTAGTTACTCCCAGCGCCGAGTATGCTGCAAGCAAACCGTACTCGTTGAGTTCGTAACCGTTGATAGGAGTACCAGTTGTGGTACTATAGAAGAACGGCACACCGAATGTTGCTGCCAATTCACGCTGACTTGTGATCAGATAAGTTTTGTTAGCGTTTGCAGCAGTGGTACCAGCAGCAACAGTAACACCATCGCTAGACACTTTGTTCTGTGCAGAAGCAACAACAAAGTAAGGTATAGTATTAACTGCGGAAGGAATATATTGACTTTCGTCGATTACATTTACTTCTACGCCTGGAGAGATTAAAGCCATGTTATGGTTTCCTTTTCAAGTTGTAGATATTTATAGGTATATTCAAAAAAGGTGGCTCTACACCGCCCTTTGCAAAGGTCCACCTATAAATACTGCATGAAAAGACCCATATGTGCTGTTTGTGGACAACGGCCTTGCGCTGTAAACTACCGACGCGACGATGTTGTTCATTATCGTAGTCGATGTGAGAACTGCATCCGCAAGGGAAAAGGATTGGCCAAAAGAAAACCCAGCTGGGAAGCAGCTGGGTATAAGAAAAAGATGGTATGCGATAGGTGTGGCTTCAGAGCCAAATACTCAGCACAAATGCTGGTATATCATGTGGACGGAAATCTAGCTCATTGCGATCAAAAAAATCTCAAAACCGTGTGCCGTAACTGCGAAGTCGATTTATCAAAATCTGATTCTGTATGGCGTGCTGGTGATCTGCTGCCAGACGTTTAACCAGCTCGTGGGTGTTGCGCTGCAAATCTGCCAGGGTACCGTTGTTGTCAATCACATAGTCAGCCATCCAGATTTCTAGGCTCATGCTAGACTTGTCTTCAGCAGGCAGGTGATCACTGCGATCAACCCAGATAGTATAATCAAACACCTGGGTATTGCGCATTGCGTGAAATTCTGCTTTGTTACGCAAGCCGCAGTAGATTTCGTTTTCGGCAAAAATCTCCCTGCCCAGTCTAGCATAGTCATCACGGCAATAGTCATGAATCATGTCGTACCACTCAGCTCGATGATTGTGTCGATCTTCAAAGCACTGTTCGTAAGTGCTGTATCCGTACTTGTCTTTTAATGCAGCATAGATGAATTTTTCAGCACAAAAGTCCGAGCTGGATCTGAAGTTATATCCAAATTCTTCTTTGAGGATATCACAAACAGTATCTTTGCCGTGGCGAGCATTGCCAATAATCAGCAGTTTTGGTAGTGATTTCATTTTTGCAAGTCCTTGAACCAAGCTTCGCACTTTTCCCAGGTAGTGTACACATGAGCAATGCCACCAGCTGAGATCCATTCGCTGCAATTGCTGAGCCGATCATCAATCAGGATGTCAGTTGGATTTTTAACATACCGATATTTGTCATGACTAAAAGGGCCCAGGAACACAGGGATACCAGGAAAGTGCTTGTCTGCCCACCATACTTTGTCCTGTGCAGCAAAAGGCACCGAGTAATCGTGTGGAAGTGCTGACAAGAATCTCAACGTCCCGCCGGTTTCTTGAGTAAGGCCTTGACAGTAAGCCACTAGGTCATGAGCACCTGGCTTGAGTGGCAAGTTCAAGTAAAAGCGTTCGTCATTTTTGAGCCGATCCCAGTCAGACTGAGGAATACGCTCACCTTTTGATTCGTCCCAGGTCATGCCTAACACATTTGATGCGTGGACTTTCCAATCAGCGACCACGTCGTCCATGTCAAGATAAATGTTCATTTTAATGCCTTTACGTTTAGGTGTTTTAGTGTGTTTTGCAGCATACCAATTTGTCTGCGACAATCTTCTAGTGCATGGTGACTAGTAGGAGGGATAGGTTGATCAGGCCACAAGCTGAATACTGTGCGACTGTCTCGCACCATATAGTATTTCCAAGGCAAGGGTTTGTTGTAGCTTTTGTAAGCATGCTCTAGAATGTTCATGTCGTATGTAGGGCCCTGTGCCCAGATACGGCTGGAGTGCCAAATTAGCTTGCCTAGCTCGTCTAGAGCTTGATCAAGCGGAATTCGACCGTCTTCAGCAAATGCTTCTTCTCGTGCATGTGCCGGTTGGGTGGCCCACCATTCGATAGTGCCTTGATCAATTGCCCGATCAGGCTGGCTTTCTAGTGTTACCCTAGCATAGTAGGATTTGCCCGAATAGCTGTGTCCAAAAGGGTCAAATGACTGTGCTGCAATGGTGAGGATACATGTGTCTGGACCAGTTGCTAGTCCTTCTAAGTCAATCATTAAATCTGCCATACTGCTATTATAGCAGTTTTACTGGGTCAAGTCAATGTCGAGTTGTTGTCTAAACCACTCAATCATGGCGTTTCTGGTAGGATGATAGTTGTCAGGCTCAAGTCGGTTCTGGTGTTTTGCCCAATCATACGGATTGCTGTCCAGCTGAAATCGGCTCCAGTCAATCATTCGATTCCAATCCGAGTCCAGGTTCAACCGACCATGGCTGTGTTCCTGTTGTTTACCAACATCACCGTGAACAGTGTTGTAGATAAAAGCCATTTGATAATCAATGTTCATTGCTTTTAATGCATTTTGCACATTTACAATGCTCATCAAAGTGAGCTCGCTCAAGTATGCAGAATCGGGATCAAACCCTAAATACTGTGCCCGTAAAAATATCTGCACAGCTTCTGGTATGTTACCAAATATACCTGTACCCAAAAAACCACCGGAGTGATACCAAGCTGCTCTGCCAATATTGCAGGATGCTGTCCAATCAGTATTGATAGCGTCATGATTGCGCTGTAGCTCGTCACTTACAGGGAAGTCTAGTCTGTTTACGCCAGACCACAATACCACCACTCGATCGTAAGTTTCTTGACTTAGCTGATAAATTGTCCTGGCTGCAATTGCCTGATTGCCCGAGCCAGGACTGTCCATAATATGATAGTGAGCATGATTTACTACCATGTCACTAGATTGCCGGTGTTGCAATCTTGACACAAAACTGCAACCTATAACCAGTGTACGAGCCATTAACCGATTACAAAAGTCAACGGTTGAGAACCATCTACATACATCTTTAGTTGCTCAATCAGTGCATCCATTTGCGTTTGCGCTTCGGCTTTCATCGCAGTACCATTCAAACTGCCGCCGCCTTGCGGGCCAGCAATAGTAGAAAACTTTTCACGAGCTTCGCCGATAATCATTTTAGATGCTGCTACCATGTAGTCACGTATCCATTGAGAAATCTGATAGTCACTTAACAATTGTATTTCTGGTTTAAGTTGCCAGGCCCACAGCAGCACGTTTTCACCGGTGCCTTTTGGATCGCGTATCAGTTGCAATTTTTTAGTTACAGGATTCCATGTATAGTTCATAAATCCGCCAAACATCCTGGCAGCCAGTTCCACATACTGGCTGTAAAAATCATAGGTAGCAAGGCCGCCTGCTACGTTAAAGTTCATTAGATAAACGTTGATACTAGCCTGCGCAAACGGATCAAAGTTTGAAGCAAACGGGCCTGTTGCGTCTCCAAACGTTCTACGAAAGATTTGTCTTACGCTAGTAACTTCCTGAGGTAATGTATAAATGTTTTGATCCTGAATCAACTCCATAAAAATATAAGCTTCTTCGTACGCAGCATTGCTTCTCTGGCGGAAAGTACCAATAGTTTTTTGATACGCAGCTTCAAAGTGTGCGGGATCTAGTTCAAGATCAATAATTTGATTGCCTAATGTCAAGCCAACATATTCGATAAGATTTTGCTTGAGCAAGGGTAGTGTATTTTCGGCCATATAAGGAACTCCGTTCCTTATATTTATGTAATCTGCGCCATCACATCTGGTAGCCACTCTGCAAAACTAGCAGGCCACTGTTTTTTCATTGCAGCCAACAATTGTTGATTATGCTCTGCTGCTTGTTTGCATCTAGTTGCCAAAGTATCAAAATCAAGCTGTTTAAGTTGCTGGTAGTTACTGATACTGGCAGAAATATAGTTTACTATTTTAGAGTTTCCCGGCCAGGTGTCTTGTACGTGCAAATCGTAAGAATGATCCACGATGTCTGACAGGACATCAAAGCCTAACTCTGTCAGGTATCCAACCGCACCTGTTGCTGCAAACAAGGTCCAAGGTGCCGGAGTTACCAATGCCCGGAATATCTTTTCACTAAATGTTATAGTAGTGTTGCCGGAATATGTTTCAACCACTAAGTTCAGGTATGCGTTCAACCCAGCCTGCTCAATTGTGAGATCATGATTGCGAATAGGCATGGCATTTACTACCGTGTCCCAATGTTGATCGTACACACCTGCATAATGTGCATCTACCTGTTGCCAATGTTTTACAAAATTTTGCTGCACACTTTGCGTCGTGGCATCAGTTGCTGGTGTGGCTCTTGCG